AATATGGATGAGGCGCAGTTTGTAATTGAACGGCATAAAATGTCTCGCTCACAAATGCGTATGCTTAAAAAGCGTCCGTACTTTCGTAGTCAGGTTATTGATGAGTGCATCCAGATGGGTGAGAACTACATCAAAAAGTATTGGGAAGATGACCTATCGGACTACGCACCAGAGCATGGCATTGACCGCTTTGAAGTTCTTGAGTATTGGGGTATGGTTGACACGGAAATGCTTGAAGAGCAGGGTGTTGAGATACCAGATGAACTAAAAGAGTTTGATGAGTTACAGGCAAACGTATGGATTTGTAACAACAAACTTATTCGCATGGTGCTTAATCCATTTAAACCAGCTAAGATTCCTTATGTTGCTGCACCTTATGAAATGAATCCATATTCTTTCTTTGGTGTGGGTATTGCAGAAAACATGGATGATACGCAGACACTAATGAACGGGTTTATGCGTATGGCTGTAGACAATGCTGTGTTATCAGGTAACTTGCTTATCGAAGTAGATGAAACAAATCTTGTACCCGGTCAGGACATGTCTATATATCCGGGCAAGGTATTCCGCAGACAATCTGGCGCACCGGGTCAGGCTATCTTTGGTACAAAGTTTCCTAATGTATCATCAGAAAATATGATGCTGTTTGATAAAGCACGTCAGCTATCAGATGAGTCAACAGGACTGCCATCATTTGCACACGGGCAAACTGGTGTATCAGGTGTAGGCCGTACTGCTTCTGGTATATCTATGCTAATGAACGCTGCAAGTGGTAGCATTAAAACTGTAATTAAAAACGTAGACGATTATATGCTACGTCCACTTGGTGAGGGTTTCTTTAGATTTAATATGCAGTTTGATTTTGACCCAGAGATTAAGGGTGACTTAGAAGTAAAAGCACGTGGCACGGAAAGTCTAATGGCTAATGAAGTTCGTAGCCAAAGACTTATGCAGTTCTTACAAATTGCAAGTAATCCAGCACTTGCACCATTTGCTAAGTTCCAATATGTAATCAGCGAGATTGCAAAGTCAATGGACCTTGACCCCGATAAAGTAACCAACAATATGAGTGAAGCAGCATTACAAGCAGAACTCATGAAACAATTCCAAGCACCTATGCAACCAGAACAGCAACAACAACAAGATATGGCAGATGGTAATGCACTTGACCCAACAGGGGCAGGTGGTGGAACAATAGGTACTGGTCAAGCACCAGTTCCGGGTGAACAAGGATTTAGTGCAAATGGACAAGCAGCAGGTACTCAGCCGCCTCAAGCCGATGGTGGGCAACAACCGCCAGTGGGAAGCCTTCAGTAATTATATTGACTTGGCTATTAAACAACATCAAAAAGTGTTGGAACAATCAGACGATACAGTTATGATGCACCGTCAACAAGGTGCTATCACAGCTTTGCGTAAACTAAAATATTTACGGGATGAAGTAAATGGCTCTTAAAGAACAAATGGATATGTTTGATGATGGTGGCCTGATGCAAGAGGGCGGCACGATTGACCCAATATCTGGCAATGATGTTCCTATTGGCTCTACTCAAGAAGAAGTACGAGATGATATTCCAGCTCAACTTAGCGAAGGTGAGTTTGTATTTCCTGCAGACGTAGTGCGTTACTACGGTCTTGAAACATTAATGAAAATGCGGCAAGAGGCAAAGCGAGGGCTAAAGCTAATGGAAGCTATGGGCCAAATGGGTAACTCAGAAGAAGCTACTATACCTGATGATATTCCTTTTGATATAAATGACCTTGACATGGAAGATGATGGTGTGGTAGAATATCAGATAGGTGGTTTTGTACCGGGCCAGCAATATGGCATTAGTGGATATCAACCATCTCAGTTCGCTGGTTTTCAACAACCAACTATGACACCACAGCCAATGCAACCTTTACAACCTACCTCAATGCAACCACTTCAACCCACGGGTATGAGACCTTTACAAACTTCAGGAACACCTATCTCTACAACTAAGGTAGGCGGCTTACCCGGTCAAGTGGGTATGGGTTTTGATGTTGGGCCGCCTGATGAATATAAAACATACAGAAACGAAGCGGGTCAGGAAATACAAGTTCCATTTAAAGATGGCAAGGTTCACCCAGCATTTACAGTGCCGCAGGGTTATACTTTAGCTACAGGTCCAGCAGAAACAAAGACTGAAGAAACAAAGGTAGAAACAACACAAACTCAAGAACAATCTGATAGTGATGATAGTGATAGTGTTCAAATTGACCCCGTTAGACAGGGAGACAAAGGACAGTTTACTACAACAGACATGCGTGGCGTAGGATATGATAGGTCTAAAATAGATAAAGAAAGTGGGTTGTTAGGCGAACTTAATGAAATAATTAAAGCACAATCTAGAGATATAGGGCCGTTTGTTGCGGGAGCATTTGGTGCGGGAATAGGACCAACTCTAAAAGAAGCTGGAACTAGAATAGCCAGTGAACTAGGCGTAGGTAAGTTTAAAGAAACAAAAGGTGTTAATTCACGTAGAGAGTTTCTTACATCTCAAAAAGTAACTATGGATGCTATATTATCTGGTCTTAATGCTACTTATGGTGGTACACGTTCAGCATTTCAAAAAGGACAGGGAACTGCAGGTCAACGATTGCATGAACTTGCACCTGAAGTACAACGCTCTCTAGCAGGTGAATTAAAAGCTAACCGTGAGGCATTAGCGCAAGCACTTGAAGGTAAAACTGCTGCAGACCTTAGAGCAGAAATAAACAATACACAAGAAGGATTAGGTAAAGACCTTGTTGATTTAGGTATTGAAAAAACATATACAGCCACGCAACGTGGTAGACAAGTTCAACGTGAAAAAACTTATGGTCAATTATTTGCAGAGGCACGTGCAACTAAAGCAGCTAGAGATAAACTTGCAAATCAATATGGATTTGATGCAAAAGGAATGTCCATATCTGAGGCTAGAGCAAAAGCAGCCGAAGTACAAAAACAAAGAGAAGCAGTTACTAGGGCTGGTCAAGAAAGACTTGCAGGAGATTTTTATGATGAGGGCGATGAAGGTCCAACCTTATCTGGTAGCCCATACGGTGAGTCTGCATTTGACCCCGGTAGTGGCTATGACTTTGATGTAGATGATGACGATGCATACATGGCTAAAGGCGGTCTTGCCCAACAGATGAAGCAAAGTGGGTTAGCTTCTAAAAAATAATCCACATATCAATGGCTACCTAACCCCCCAACACTGGCTACGGTTAGCCCCATAAGGAGAAAAGAAATGGCTGAAGCAGCTATTATGGCAGAGGAAATGCAACCAGAAAAGAAAGTTGCATTTGCAAATCGTAAATACACAAACGAAGAAAAACGTCAACGTGAAGAAGCAGAACTAGAACAGCTTATAAAAGAAAACGCAGGTGAAACAGAAGAGCCTGAACAAAAAGAAGAACAAGAAGCTGAACCTGCAAACGCAGAAGAGAAAACATTTAAGAAGCGTTACTCTGATTTACGTAGGCATCAGCAGAAACAAGCTGAAGAGTTAAAGAAAGAGATTGAAGATTTAAAGCGTCAACTCTCTGTTGCAGCACAAAAGGAAATGAGATTACCTAAGTCTGATGAAGACATAGAAAAATGGGCAGAAGAATTTCCTGATGTAGCACAAATTGTAGAAACAATTGCAATGAAAAAAGCGGCTGAGAAAGCAAGTATTCTTGAGGACCGCATAAAAGCAATTGATGAAATGCAACAGTCAGCCACAAAAGAAAAAGCTGAAGCTGAGTTAATGAGATTGCATCCTGACTTTGATGAGATTCGTGATAGCGATGATTTTCACGATTGGGCTGATGAACAACCTAAATGGGTACAAGATGCATTATACGAAAATGATAATGACGCACGGTCAGCAGCAAGAGCAATTGACCTGTACAAAGCTGATAAGGGAATAAAAAGTGAGAAGAAGTCTAAAAAAGATAAAGGTGCTGCTGAAGCTGTTTCAGCGAAACGTGAACGTAACACACCTCAAGCAGACGAAACTTCCACTTATTTAAAAGAGTCTCAAGTTCAGGCAATGTCACCACAAGAATATGAAAAGCATTCTGATGAAATAATGGAAGCTATTCGTAGTGGTAAGTTTGTCTATGATGTATCTGGCTCTGCTAGATAAATAAAAAAAGTGTTGACAAATAGTTATATTTATGTATAACTATAGTTAATCAAGAGTGTACGTTAAGCGCATGATGTACACTCAAAATGCAAACACACAGTTTTACGGATTACCTGAAGAGTTTGGCCTGACCCGTACAGTCACACCCAAGCAACGCAGCCTCTAATAGCTTACGTTTGTATCTGTTTACATAAAAACTACCAAATAAGGAGATGGTACTATGGCGTTTACAACCGCTAGTGGGTACGGTAATCTTCCTAACGGTAATTTTTCGCCTATCATTTACAGCAAACAGGTGCAACTTGCTTTCCGCAAGGCTGCTGTTGCTGAGGCAATCACCAATAACGACTACTTTGGTGAAATTGCACAGATGGGTGATTCCGTTAAGATTATCAAAGAACCCGAAATTACCGTCAAGGCTTATGCACGTGGTACAACAATCACACCGCAAGACCTTGATGATGAAGATTTCAACCTTACCATTGACAAAGCTAACTACTTTGCATTTAAGGTTGATGACATTGAAGAGGCACACAGCCACGTAAACTTCCAGCAATTGGCAAGTGACCGTGCTGCGTACCGTTTGGCTGACCAGTTTGACCAAGACGTTCTTGGTTACATGAGTGGCTTTAAACAGTCTGCAATTCATGGTGTGGCAGATACTGCTAATACAACCGTAAATGGTTCAAAAGCAGTTTCTACTGCAGGTTCTAATGAATTGTTGGCTGAAATGCAAGTTGATGCTAATGACTTTGGTGGCTCTGCCAACAATGGTATTGGTATTCAGCCACGCTTACCGGGTGCATCTGCTGTACCGGGGTCAGGCAATGCTAACCCAACCATGATTATTGCTCGTATGGCTCGTAAGCTGGACCAGCAAAATGTGGATACTCAAGGCCGTTGGCTCGTAATTAACCCTGTATTCATGGAAATCTTGAAAGATGAAGATTCAAAACTTCTGAACCAAGACTACGGTGAGACAGGTGGACTTCGTAACGGACTTGTCGTTAATAACCTGCACGGTTTCCAAGTGTATGTTTCTAACAACCTTCCTGAGATTGGAACAGGTTCTGCCACTACTGGTGGTACTAACTCATCCAACTTTGGTGTGATTGTTGGTGGACATTCATCTGCCGTTGCTACTGCAGAGCAAATTAACAAGACAGAAACATACCGTGACCCTGACAGCTTCGCTGACATTGTTCGTGGTATGCACCTCTATGGACGTAAGATTCTTCGTCCAGAGGCTCTTGTTAACGCTCGTTTCTGTCTAGTGTAAGGGAGGATTGAACTATGGCTACAATTACTGCTACTCTTGCTCCTGCACACGGAAACTCTGCCCGTGGTAGACAGCCTTACTATGTGCAACAAACTATTGACCTAACGGCTAATAGTATTGCTCCCGGTGATGTTGTTCAAGCACTTACTATTCCAGCCAATACTAAAATAATTGCTGCTGGTCTTCAAGTTGTAACTAGTGCTACCATGAACGCATCTACAGATGCTACTGCTATCCTTGGAACTGGTGCTGACGATAATGAATACGTTGCAGCTTTTGACATTGATGGCGCAGCAGACGGTGCTTACGCTCCTAGTGCTACTGTTGCTGATGACGTTGTTCTCACTTCAGCAGATACTTTGGATGTAACACTAGCTGGTTCTGGTGCTTCTTTCACCGCAGGTAAGTTGCGTGTCTACGCAAGTTTACTAGATGTTAGCGACATTGGCTCAATGACTGCCGATGAAGTTGACCGTGATACACTCGCATAACTAAGTTGAGGGGGCAGGGCAACTTGCCCCTTCTTACTCTTTAAGGATTTAGTATGGCATATAATTACTTAGGCTTGACAAACGAAGTGTTAGCACGGATGAATGAGGTAGAATTGACTGCCTCTAATTTTGTGTCTGGCGCACGTGGTTTTCAAGTGCAATGTAAAAATGCAGTAAACGATGCCATTAATTATATTAATCAGCGTGAGTTTGGTTGGCCTTTTTCACATGCTACAAAAACAGAAACATTAGTAGTAGACCAAACACGATATACAATTCCTACTGATGCAACACATGTTGATTATGAAACATTTAGAATATCAAAAGATAATACATTAGGTGTAGCAGGTACAACACTACGAGTTCTTGACTATAAAGAATATGTAGATAGATTTATTGACCAAGAAACTACATCAGATGTAGGTGGTGTGCCTATATTTGTATTTCGTACACCAGATAATAATTATGGCTTATATCCATATCCTGATAAAGCATATACTTTAAAGTACGAACATTTTAATAAACCTACAGCCTTATCTGCAGCAACAGATGCACCTACAGTTCCAGAACAATTTCGTCAAGTTATTGCAGATGGTGCTACAGCATATGCTTATCAATATAGAGGTGAAGCACAGCAGTATGGTATTAACTTCTCAAGATTTGAAGAAGGTATAAAACATATGCAATCTATATTATTAAATAGAACAGATTATGTAAGGTCAACTTTCATACCGCACTCACAGAGATACGGCATTAACATAGCAGCATTTTAGGTGACACATGGCAGACGAATCAGGACTTAGCCCATTTGTCTTTGCCTGTTCTGGAGGATTGGTACTAGACCTATCTACTTTTGATATGCAACCGGGTATGGCACTTGAGTTGCAAAACTTTGAGCCAGACATTAAAGGTGGATACAGACGTATTTCTGGCTACGCAAAGTGGAATAGTAATATTGTACCACAGGATGCTAGTGCTAGTGAAAAGGTACTAATGTCTGCTTACTTTAAGGGTAAGGTTATTGCTGC